GTCCTATTCAACGTCTTACGCATTCGTCTAATTCAGCCCACAGGTTCACAATTTTCTTATTAGCTGCGCGCCAAACATTAACGATGCTTATCATTTCATTTTCGCTCAATCCCATCTTATCACCACCCATTCGTTTCATAGCACCAACAAAGCCACCATAGCCAAGTGCCAATTCAGCATTTTTAGCTTTTGCTCTAAGGTCTGAATCTTTTGTAACACTTTCGATAGGTACATTAAACATACGAGCAGCAGCTGCTTCATATATTTTGCCATCACCTCTAAAAACTTCTAATCTCCACTCTTCATCAGCAAGCCATGAGACTACACGTGCTTCAATTGCAGAGAAGTCGGCCACGATTAAGTTTTGATGTTCTGGCGAAATGAAGCACGTTCTCACGAGTTGTGATAGCAAATCAGATATATTGCTATATAAAATTGATAGCGATTCTAGTGGTTGATTCCTAAAATCGTTTCTTAAGCCATCAATATCTGAAGTATGATTTTTAGGTAAATTTTGCAATTGCAACAATCGTCCAGCCCATCGTCCAGTACGTGATGCGCCGTAATATTGAAATGTGCCTCTAACTCTATTATCTTTGCAAAGACAAGAAAGCATAGCATAATATTTCTTGACTGATGACCGTGATAATTGAGCTCTAATATCTAAAACTTCGTCAATATCGGGGTCATCGAATTGTTCTCTGATTGTATCTAGTTGGTCTTTCGCTAGTGATTGCACAGCTATTCCAGTTTTATCCTGAATCCAGCCCTTAAGTTGTGAAACTGAATTTGGATTTGGAAGTTCTGTTATTTCTATAGCTCTGCTAGTTAGCTCAGCAGTATTTTGTTCGTTTAGGTCAATGCATTTTTTAGCCAATTCAACATCTATTAAGATGCCTCTATCGTTTATGCATTGGTCTAAAACATATACATCTTTTTCAAACTTCGGTAAAAGGCTATGCTTTAATTTATTGAATATCTCTATCTCAGCGAGCACGTCATATTTATTATACTCTTTATAGAGTTCCCATTTGTCGGGTGCGTGTTCAGGATAATTTCGTTCTTGCCAACCATTTCCAGCTCTAGGTTTTACTGGACAGCTAAAGTATTTAATAAGCAGCTTTCCTGAAGCTTGCTTTTTATCTACAAGGTCAAGTGTTTTTGAAACTTGGTCCAATGATAATGGCAGCCCATTATATGCAGATAGAGCGGCTGTGCACAGCCACTCTTTTGTTTCGGTAGTATAGCCAATTTTATTCAAAGAAACGCGTTCAAATGAAGCATTATGCGCAACTTTAACAACATTCTCGTCAAGCATTGCGTTTTCAAATTCTTCAGGAATTTCTTCGCCACTTAATAAATCAATAACATTGACGTTAATGCCATCAAGAGAATAACCAATTAACAAAATTTCAAAATCATCTGATTCAATGTATTTATACATACCAGATGTTTTGATATCAACAGACGAGAATGTTTCGATATCTATAAATAAGTATTGCATAGTTTTTAGTTTTTATAAAAATGCGGTTTTGTAAAAAATACTCCTTGCAAAAACCAAATGCAAAAACAAGAAGCCAAAAAACCAAAACCGCATTGATTTTGTTTTTTTTATTTTTTTTGAATATTATAGTTTAATCTGCAAAATCAGTAGCAGCGGAAGCTCCACCAGACAGCGATTCGCCGTCTTCTAACTTTTGAAGGTTATTCAGCCCAACACCGATTCCCTTTGTCTTGTTGTCAAAAGCAAAGAAAGTAATTGAGGCACGGCCGTAACATCCAGAATAGAACTCACTCAAGTCCAAAATCGGGTCTAAGTTCGCGTCCACAATACCAGGACGTTTTTCTGATTTGGCATTGAGAAACATCTTGCCGGCAAATGCCTCATCATCGCCACGTTCCTCATCACCGTCTCTAAGAGGATTGAACAATGATGCGGGGAAATTGCCTTTTTTGTCGACAAGCTTTGAGCGATTTGCCTGCTTCACCGCTTCAATTGTTTTCTTAATTTTGCCAAGAGTTTCGGTGTCCTCTTTGTCAATGAGAATACAAACCGTATATTTAGGTTTGTCTGTTTCGTTCATGCGATACGGCTCATCAACATGTACATAGCAAAATCTAACTTTGCCTGTAATAACTTTCGAATTTAATTGTTCACTCATTTTTTCTAAATTTTAAAAGGTTAATAATATATTTGGTTTTTTACTCTTTGTTAAAATCTGTCAAAGCTGACGTTGATAATTCTTCGCGTTTGTCAGAATCTGGTACTAAAATAGGTTTTCCACTTGGCTTTATAACGAGGTCTTTAATAGTTGAAAACAGTTCTTTGCCAAGTTCTTTTTCGACGGTAGTAAACGATTTTAATTTCTGTTCGCACGGGTCGTACTCTGGTAGTTTCTCATGAATTTCTGCAATTACTGATTCATCGTCTTTTGCCCACTTACGTCTAGATTGGCCTTCTACTAATTTAAAGCCAGGCCATTTTTTTGCTAAGTCCTTTGATTGCTTTATTGCATATTCTTCGACGGCGTCTATATAATCTTTTATCAACTTTGATTTTGATAAAATATCGACAACTTCGTTATCAGATATAATAAAGCCTTTGCTAAAATCGTGCTTTGCCATATTGATAGTTTCTTCATACAGCTTTTGGCAAAGATGTTTGACAGAGCAGAACTTGCACCAGTTACCGTCTTGCAATTCGCCTTCACCAGCAAAAGCTAATTGAGCTCTCGGTACTAAATAGTTATCAGCCCAATCGAGTAATTCTTCTTTTGAGAACGACTCACTACTAATGTTATTAAGTCTTGGCTGTACAATCGTAATAGTAATTTCAGATATATCAGTATTAGTAAAGTCAAGAAAATCCAAAATGCCCAATGCATATATTCGTAACTGTGTATTTCCTTCAGCATACACAGGAACTCCTTTGCCATACTTCAAATCTATGACTTCTAATTTGTTCTCTGTGATAATGAAGCAGTCGACTGTGCCAAAGCATTCAGGTATGTAGTTACTTATGTCAACACGTTGTTCGACATACACAAATGATGAATCTGTCATATTGCTATTTACGTAGTCTTCATAAACAGCTAAATGCTTATTCATTTCATTATTATATAATTCTGAAGAATAGCATTTTTCAATATTGGCAGAATAAACTTCGTCGCTAATCAAATCATGTTCAACGGCGATTGTAAGTGCAGCAATTTCATGGGCTAGCGTGCCTTCTTGAGCATATTCAGTAATGGTTTTTTCACCATACTCATGTTCAAGTTTAGCAGATGGCGTACAGTTTAGCCACCGTGATGAGCCAGATGGGGATAAAAAGCTATGCTGTTCCATTACTCTAAATCAACTAAAAAACCATAAAAAGCTTCGTACTGTGATTCGTCAAGTTCAGAAATTGACTTTACGTTCATTTCTGTTAGCTTTGCACGTATCGCATTTCTGTGTTTGTCAATCTTTTGCAGTACCAATCTTCTAATTTCATCTATTGAAATAGAATCATCAGAATCTTTTTTAGGCTCCTGTTTAGATTCCTGTTTAGGTTCCTGCTTAGGCTCTTGTTTGGGCTCCTGCTTAGGCTCTTGTTTAGGTTCCTGCTTAGGCTCTTGTTTAGGCTCCTGCCTGATTGGTTTTTGTTGTTCTTGCTTGAGCTCAATTTTTCTGTTTGAAAAAGTGCTCAATAAATTTTCGATAAGAGCTCTTGAGCTATCATCGAGTTTCACTGTTACATTTAGGTTTAGTTCCATAATTTTTTTATTTTTAATTTGATATCGCAAAAATACAAAAAGCTTTATATAAATTTGCTGATTTTCACATTTTTTATGCTTTTTTAACACTTCATAGAAAACTATGAGCCTCGGTGAGGAGGCTCATAGTCAACATAAAGAAGTTAATGGCAAGAATGGAAGAATAATGATTATTCTCTGCCTGTAGACGATTGCTGCTGAAGTTCAACATCAAGGTTATAACTATATTCAGTAATGGGTACTACAAAAGAATCTGGATTATTGTAAGATTCTGTTAATACTTCTCTTGTTCCTGTTTCAAAAACGTTATAAGTAATTATAGATTTATTAAAAACATATCCTTGCTCTGGAGTAATAGCCACAATAAAAGGCACATCTGTAAAAACTTGAAGGCCAGCGATAGTATTTATATCTATATCTACTGGCTTATTATTGATACTAGCAGCTGATACATTGTTAAAAAAACTTGGACCAAGTGTAATATACCTGTTACGTTCACTCAAGCCTGTGGTTACGATGTTGGAAACTACAGAATTAGCGGATATGCGTGTTCTTATATGCAAGCTATCAGGTAAATGTCTTTCAGTATCATAAGCTAATTCGGCCAATTCGTAGCCAGAAACAACGTCATGTACAGCATCGGTCCAATTTTCATTATCGAAACTATATTCAATAGCCTCAACAGTGTTCATATCAGGATAGTTTGCTCCAAAACGTAATCTAGCTTTGTAAGTACCTTGGTCGTTGATAATGTCGACGAAGCTCGGCGTCATTGGTAACAAGTCAAATTCATGATAATCAGGAACATCACTTGAAACTCCATCAATTTGAACTTTGTATGTAATTGCTTTGTGGCCCCAGCCGACTTCAACTTCGGCAAAATAGCCATCAGATGTACTAGTCATAGCAGCTGAACCGTCCCAATTAGCTGTAGCGCTATCTCTATACAAGAGCACCACATCATCTCTACCAGTTAATTCACTGCTGCCATAATTTGATGCCAAATGTACTCTAAAATCTAATCCAGCAAACATTGCTGACGGGTCTTCCACGGTATGCACTTCTGGTGTGTCAAAATTAGCAATAATTTGCAGCGGTACAGAGTTAGAAACTTCGCTACTGTCATAATTACTAGTTGCTTTCAAATAAATAGTGTAGTTACCGGGCAAATAGAACTCGGGCTTATTACTTGAATCGTACTCGGTCCACTCACCATCATCGCCTATCTTATAATAAGGATTGGAAGCATTATCAGTATAAACTGAAATCTCGTAAGCCGTAGAGTTAGAATTAGGCTCGATATTTACGAATACTTCAGAGCTAGTATCAATATATTCATGCAAAGTGCCAGACCATGAATCTTGGCCGGTGTACAGGGTAAACGGTACATCACCAGAAAGAGCCTGCTCAGTAATTAAATCTAGTGTCATAATTACTAATGTATCTCCGATTTTTACGTCAACGCCCATCGCAGCTTTAATTTCATCTGCAGCCTCTTGTGAATCAATAAGCGCTTGTTGTATCATTAAATAACATCCACCAGACTCTGGCGTCTCTTCTGGCGTCTCTTCTGGCATCGGATAAATATCATAATCTACGTCATTTACTGATAATTTTGTAAAATTTGGTAAATTGTGGCCATCATGCAAAAGCCCATAATATATAAGTTCATATCCGACACTACCCGCAAGCTCAAATACCGGAAAATGAGCTGGGTTCGAACCTTCATCTTGTTCAATAAAATCAAGTAACTCGAAGCCAGTATCGCTCCCGCTGCCAGCAAGAGCATCAACAATCAGGGGCATAGCTTGATTGCCTTGCTGCTTAATAGCATCATACGATTCAGAGCTTGCAAGGCTATCTGCAATGAGCGGTGCTGCTTGGTTGCCCTGTTCTTGTGCAAGCGTAACGTCTATTTGAACTTCAGAGGCTTTGGCTGCGTCAATTACATTCGGCGCAGCTTGATTGCCCTGTTCTTTTGCTAATTCAAGATTTGTCATATTGTTCTAAATTATATTGTTTGATTAAGTTGATTAACTTTTCTGCGTATTTCGGGTCAGTAGCGTAACCGCAAGCCTTGATAGCCTTTGCTTGCGCTTCAGGAGTTTTGGCAGACAGCACAGAGATATAACGTTTGCTGAACAAAAACAGTCTATTATGGTCTCTGAAGCTGTCTTCGTATGATTTATATTTACGGAACTTAGAAACTACGCGTGTTTTTACTCCGTTAATATATTCGTAGGTGGTGCATGCTACAGCTGAACCGTCCCAATTAACGTTGGGGCTGCCAGTAGCCTTCATACCAAAAAGATTATTACCGGGTGTCGAGTGGCCCCAACCTGTCTCGAGTATAGCTTGCGCGATACACACAGAAGGAAACAAAGCTGTATCTCGGCAAGCAGCTATGGCATGCCGAGATACTGAATCGAGGAAATCTGATTGTCTGCTCATTTGTTTAAAAAACAACAGTTTGCGCGAGCGTATTTTCATCAGCATATAAAGGCCACGGTTGATAGCCAATCTTGCCAATCGAGCCAAAATTAATAACAACCTCTACGATTTCCTCGTCAGCTTGAAATAATGTATTTGGCGTTAGGCCCGCGACAATCTCTTTTGCCTCTGCAATAAGCTCTGGGCTAAGTGCGCCATCAGAATCAAAGCTTGCCGCATTTGCATAAAGCCAATCAACTTTTTCAAGCCAGGTATCAATGGCTGATTGTGTCACGTAGTAATAATAAATATAATCATCGTAGTCATGTGGCTCGGCTACCTTTGGATACTCAAATAGCGCAGCAAATCTCAAAGAGTTTAAGTTTGGATAATCTTCTTGCCACTTAGCTACTGTATTTTGCGCGGCAATTAAAGCTTCTTCTTCAGTATATACATTTTTTTCATTATCGCTTATGTGCCGTAATTCAGCGTAATACTGAATAGTAAATCCAGTAGCTGAGCCGCCTCCGCCGACTTCACCAGCTTTAATAGCTTCTAAGATATTGGGAGCAGCTTGGCTGTCCTGCTCCGCGGCTTTTTGTAAATTTGTCATTTTTCCAATTTTTCTAAAAGTGATTTGAAAAGTTCTCTATTTGATTCGTCCAAAAGGACTTCTTTAATTTTCCGTGCGGTATCTTCCATTTCAGCTTTGCGCTTATCTGTGTTCTTTTCATAAATACTTTTCAGCTCTATGAAGCACACGAAAATAGTGCCCAATCCTGTAAAAACAGGCAGCATAACAAATGCTTTGCCGCTCTGAGCAGCCAATATAAAGAAGCTAAGAACCTGAACAGCATCGATGCATGTGAGCACAGCAATCATATTCAAGTACTTAACAAGCTTCTCGACAGTCAGCCGCAATTTTCTTGAGCTTCGGTATTCACCGCGAGCTTTAGCCTTACGCACACCAGATATTAGGTCAAGTACTACGGCTAAGATACACATCAAGTAACAAACGCATAGGAAGAATAAAGGTAATGTAAATGTTTTCATTATTTCACAACTGTATATTCTGTAAATGAAATAGGTAAGTTACGCTCAATAAGATTGCGCAGCCTATTGACATCGTCCTTATCCAATTCTATTAAATTGAACAAGCTAATAGTGGACTTAGTCTCCAGCTCTTTATCCATAGCCATGACAGTATTCTTAGCAAACTCCGGAATAGCTTCGTCTGTTAAGTTTAACTTATCAAGGCTTGACTGAATAAAAGGACGAACTACTGATTGCAGAGCAGGCATAGCTAAAAAGCCCAAGTCATTAGTGATAGAATAATCAGCAGAAACCGGGAAGAACTTACGTGCCCAAGCGTTAGCTCGTTCAATAGAATCAAGCTTATTAAGATAAGTCCCTGCGAGCGTACTAGCCAAAGGCCTAAGCCACTCAACAATAACCGCGACCAATTTATCTAAGTTAGTATATTCCATAATAAGGTTTTTTAATTAAGGACTCGGCATATTTCAGCCGAGTCCCCAGGCGTATGAAAAAACTACTAACCGTTGGTCACGGTTGTTGAACTTGATTGAGCTGCAGGTGCTTCAGGTGCAGGCGGAAACGGACCCCAGCCAGGTGCGATGTTGCTGTTTGGCACCATAAGGCGCGTAAGACCGAACAACTCATTGACTTGCTTTTGAATGCAAGCTACTGCAGCGTTGTTGGTGCCGTTGTACAGCATCTGCTGAGCTTGGAAATCGTTTAGTTGCTGCTTCACGCCAGAAACCTGCTCGTTGGTATAAAGCTTCGAGCGGAGTTCAGCCAATTCACCGTCTTTCGCGATAGATTCACGAACGAGACCGAGCTCGTAGCGTGTAACCGGTCGGTCATCACCGTCAGGACGCGGACCGCGACCAAACAAGCCATTCATCATTCCGATGGCGCCGGCAGTTCCGACAGCACCAAGCACAGTGTTCAAAGAACCCTGGCCTTGAGATGTTACGTTCATCTCTCCATTTTCTGTTTTGATTTTCATAATGCTTAAGATTTAGATGATAAAAAAACTATTTAGCCTCTTCGGCTTTTTTCTTAAAAAGTGGCCAAGGCTTTTTGCCAGTTCTCATTTTGGCCACTAATTTTTTGAAGGCTTCTTTTTGCTCTTCTGTCAATGTAACTTTTTTAATTTCAGGCATAACTTTTAAAATTTAAGGTGTTTATAACATTTCTGTAACTGCATAACATAAAGTGCGCATATCAGGTGGTGCTTTGATAGCTTTAATCTCTAAAACACTGCCATCGACTAATGTATGTGTTGTAGATTTTAACACAGTTTCACCGTCTGTATCAATAGTATTTATGATAATATTACGAGGCGTAGTTGTTGTATTAACCAGGTATATGTAATAAATGGCTCGAGCCGGAAAGTTATCTGGTATTAAATCTACTCTCAAGTTAGTACTAGAGCCAGAAACAATACCACATCTAACATTAGTACCAATATGTGGTACATCTTCAGCGTCGGCTTGCGTCTCTGGATTAACAAAAGAAGGCGCCTGCCCGACGTAAAAAACAGCGCCGAAGCCTTCGCGTGAAAATGTGCCATCTTCTTGAATATTGTAACGGCCGCCAATACGCTCAACGAGGTCAACACGTTGTGCCAGCTTATCCAAGTCGACATCTGTAGACTTTTCAACGTAAGCAGTTACTGGAAACTTCGATTCATCGTGTGTAAACTCAACTTGTTCATTCAACGGCACGCTATCCCAATTAACAGACACGACATACTTAGTGTTTCCAGTTTCAATTTCATGAGTTTTATAGCCAGATAACAGGCCGTTGTAAGTGTATGTAGCTACAAGCTGTTCTGTTGTGGAGTTTTTATTGTAAGCGTAAATAGTAAAGGAGCTTGATGCACTAGTTTTGTTAACATCTTTAATGAAGAAATCAGTATCAGTGCCGAATGCATTATTTTTAACAGTGGAGTCAATCAGGAAACCATTTTCTAACTGAAACGGCTTAATAACCATACTCCAGGTATTAGTGCCGTTTTCATCATAGATAATTGCAAATCCTGATGCAAACTTTGGATGGTTGGTTATGTTAAAGCTTGTGTAATAGCCAGGGTTAAAAGCAACATAAAATTTTGGATACTGATTTGCAGTTGGCACAGTATTTGTTGTTGCAATACCGTAAAAGCGCATACCAACTCCAAGTGCATTTAACATCGCTTGTAAAATAACATTTAAGCCATCACCAGAAATATCATTTATGGCGTTATTGCGTATATACGCGTTTATTTGGTTTATTAAAGATTCATACATATTTAAAAATTAGTAAAGCTATTATCGTAATCATTGTTAAAATCGCCATGTACAAGAGGAATATAACCGCTTGGGTTAGCTGCAACTAAGTCAACATCAAAGGACAAATCAACAAGTGCTAAATGGCCTTGGTCATCCCAACTTACGTCAAATCCCATAGTCATTGGGTCAATATATTCGCCGAAATTTGGAAAGTCATATCTTGTTACTCGTTTGTTATTGCAAATACGCATTATTCGTAAAGAATCGCATAAATATTCTGGCGCAACAAAAGCGCATCTATACGTTTTTTTACTTATAGCAGTTTGAACAAATCTGTATCCGAGTCTGTCAATAATCTCTTCTTCGAAGTTATACTCTGGTTTACCCAAAAGCGCATCAACATAACAGCTAGGGCGATAGCCAAGTTCGTATGGAATAAAACGTTTGCCAATAGATAAATTAGTATCATTATACCACTCTAGCAAAATATAGTTATGGATGTCATCAGTAATATAAAGCCTATCAGAATAATAATAGTAATTAGTATTAGCATAATGACGTCTAAATTGTAGTACTATAGAAATAGGGCCAAGATACCAATTAGGCAACTCCAAATAAGTCGGTCGTGAAACAATAAATAAATACCCGTCATCTGTGTAGTTGAAAATCAAATCATCGACAAAATCATAAAATGTTTGATTAACTGTACTATTCTGAGCAGATAATAAACTGGTTCCATCGCCAAATAATAATTTTACAGCCGTGCAATCAACAGGCTGTGCGCTATTATACTCAATGTCTGTAAAAATATAAAAACTCGGTATATATACACGGCCTTTTTGTGAATCGTAATGGATAACCCTTTTGTATGGCACAATAAAAGCATAATCGTTACGTTCATCAAGGCTCAACAGGTTATTGAACGTAAGATTTTGCCACGTTGTTCCTAAAAATGTCCCTTTGTAAAAAGGTATAACAGAACTATACAGCATGATACCATATTTTCAATGCAAAAATACAAAAAATTTTAATACAGGCAAAGCAGCAAATATAAAAATAACGTTTTATTGCGTTAGAAATAACTTTCATCGTGTAGCAATTTTATTGTAGCAAATCTTGAATCTATATCAATTTTGTAGCTCATTATGAAGCCGTTTCCAAAGCGCGTATGTATTAGCTTTATCATATCTAAATCCTCGTCAACGGGCACTCTTATTTCTTGTTCTAAATAACGAGAATTTGCGATTGGAGTAAATGAGCAGTGGTCAACTAGCATACTGGCAAAATTCCAACGATAGTATTGTAGTAGCTCGTATGATGAAGCTTTGTAGTTTGTTGGCCAAACAGTGTATTGTGATTCGTTTAGGCCTTTAATATCGCATCTATTTTTTTGTGTGTATGATAATGTTGGTATACCTTGCATTTTATCTTTTACTGGTAAAATTAAAGCAATACCATCTGTTCTTTCACTTGCACTTGCATACATATAGTCGATATCTGTTTTGAAATCATTTAGCGCTACATCTTTATCATCTTGTAAAGTACAATGTTCATCTAAGC